TTGTAAGAGCCTTCGTCTTTTCCACCGAAAACGTAAAACCGGTTGCTTTTTCCACAGCCGGAAACTGTCATCAGGTGAGAATCCCCGCCCACATACGACACGTCGTAGTAGTGCGTGATGTCAACCATCTGCATGATCTCCATGATGATGTTTCGCTCAGCAGATTTTACGGTGTTCCCGCAGATTGCAAACCGTTCTCCGTCAAACTGTGACATCGCCCAGTGGATAAAGCCACACGCCATTGCCGCAGTCTTGCCTGATCGGACAGAGCCGTCACAGATCAAGGCGTAAGCTTCCGGACGATACGCCCACCGGAACACCGTTTTCTGCTTTTTGGAAAGCTTCTCAAATGTCATTGCTATCCTCCAACGCTTCCAGCAGCTTCGGCAGTTCCTTTTCACCACTGTCGTTTTGCTGCTTCGTCATATACTCACCTGTCATTTTGTTCAGCGTGTCGATTGCCTTTATGCGGCACTGCGGGTCGTTGATGTCGTCCCGTGCGATGTCTGACAAGATCACTTTCCGATCTCGTGCGTCCAAGATGCGTTTGTCTTTTTCTTCCGATTCCAATTCCTTGATGTAGTTTTGCACTTCAACATCTTTCAACAGCCTGTTGGCTTGACTGTACGCAGTCTTTTTGCTATATCCAGCCTTGATCGCTGATTCCGTGCCATTGGAACTGGCTCTATAATACTCCGCAAATCGCATCTTTCTCGGATTCATTTTCTCACCTCATGTGCCGCACCTCGTCAAAAATATCATGATACATATCGTACAGTTCCTCGTTTTTTTCAAAGCTAAACTGCTCCATTTTGGGATTTTCGTTCAAGTTCGAAGATGTTTCGATAACAAATTTCCCAAGTTCAGTGTCAAACAAAAGCACCTTGCTGTGATTGGTGTATACTGTCACATCCCAGTTGTTCGCATCGCACACAGTTTGCAGGCTGTCGAAATATCCGTACTTCTGCCCCACCTTGCTATCGTTTGACATGATAGAGCCTACAAGGAAATGCACGTAGTCAAGCTTGCCTTTTTTATGCAAAACGTCAAGCACTTTCAAATGCTTTTTCCCAACTCTGAGCGTGGACACTTCCATTTTTCTAATTTTGGTCTGTGCCGCGATGTAGTTTACGAAACCGATAGAAGAAAAGCCGCCAAACGAAACAATTTTGTACACCGTATCATCATCTGGCAGCTTTTCAATTAAGTTTTCGATCAGCCGTGATTCCCTCACAACATTAAATTTTATGCTTTTCTTTTTCTGTTTTACAATATGTACCATTTTCTCACCTAGGTATAAAAAATGCCCGACGGCGTTACACCGTCAGGCACAATATTTTATATTACCAATTATAGCACAAACGATGCCGAAAGTCAAGCTTTTTCCAAAATTTTTTCAAAAGCTTTCCGCACTTTATACTGCGATTGCTTTCTACTCACACCACATCTCTCGTTCACTTCTTCCCATGAGCCTGCAAACGCATAGTACCCAACAATCAATCGCCGTGTAATGACCGGTAAATTTTTTGTCGCTTTTACAATTTCTCTTTCAAGCGGCTCCCAAATGCATTCACATTTTTCCAGTTCTTCCTGCAACTGCTCCAGTTTTTCCATGTACGCTTCCTGCGGTGCAAGCGGTTCTCCGCGTCCGCGAGGTGCATCACCATACCTCATGCCGCTGATGCTTCCGGCAGATGCTTTATGCTCCAGTAAGCGTTTTTTTGCTTTTCTGACATCGACCGCAGCTTTGCGGCACTGCTTTAGGGTTTCTGTGGTCATGTGTCATCTTCCTTTCTTTCGCTCGTTTTACGATCGGTTTACGCTCGGTGAGCATTAACTCACAAAATTTTAACGCTCGCGAGCGTTACGATCTCCCGTGATTTTTGCACTTTCTGCCTCTGCTGTATCCAATGCTCCAAACTCTCGAATCACAGAATCTTCTGTTAAAACTTTGGGAATTTCAACATACATTTTTCATCACCACCTCACAACAACAGCCCCATTTTTGCCGGTGTATAAAACACGCGTTCAGCCGGATAGCTGTCTATATACGGTTCGGACAGTGTGTTCCCTTGCGCAACTGCCGCACGGATTCCAAAAAGGCTAAGCTGCACGTAGCACATATACACAGCTGTCCAGTCGAGGTCTTGACAAACAACATCAAGCTTTCTCTGGTAGTTCTCGCCACGCCCTTCCAGTATCTGTGCCGCTGCGATAATCATACCACCGCTTCCGCATGTCGGCTCATTGACAGTAATTTTACCGCCATCGTTCTCTTTTGGGAGTGTAAGGCTTGCACAGGCAAGGCTCAAACTGTACGGCGTAAAAAACTGCCCTTTTCCAGCATCTCCGCCGATGCTGCCCATGTATATCTCTCCGAGCGTATCGCCTAGACCTTCTTCCAGTGCCATAACAAGCATACCGAACATCTCAGCCAATTTTGACCTTTCTTCTTTGTCATACTTGCTCATCGTGGCGTTGTAGAGATCTTCTCTCTGCTGCCACGTCTTACCGTGCATGATGTGGCACGTGTTGCTGATCCCAA